TTTATCTGAAGCCGTTAAGACACACGGATATTTATCTGAGTGGACTAACTCAATAGAAGAAGGAGGAAGTAATGTCGAATGACCCATGGGCTGACTTTAAGCCTGACATGGATGTCCCGTTACCAACGGATACTCGAAACTCTACCAGTTACCCTTGGGATAAGTTTCAAGTAGGTGCTTCGTTTTTCTTTCAAACAGACCGAGATAACGATACATCGAAACGATTAAAGAATCGACTCGACCAATCGACTCGGACGTTTGCGAGGAAACAGGTGCCACCTTGGAAATTTACGCTTCGCGTAAAATTAGAAAAGGTTGATGGAAAAGAAATAAGTGGTGTCCGAGTATGGAGGATCGAGTAATGACAGATATCCGTGAAGATTTAATTTCTCTTGAAGCAGAAGTAACAATCTTACGCAATGATCTGAATAGAATGAGTAATCGGTGTGCAACTTTAGTTGACATGCTAAACATTTTGTTACAAGAGAAAAGCGTAGTGATTGAAAATACTTTTGCAGTCGAGTTCCGACAAGATAGTCAAACAGAGATGTTTGATACAGGAGAACCAACGTCTGCTTACGTCAACCAGGATCGTTAGTTACTGCTTTACTTTCGCGCTCGTCTTTAGTAAAGTAGTAAACGCTGGTATAAACCAGCTAGAAAGTATAACGTCATCATAGAAAGGAGAATGACATGGCAACAGCCAAAAAAGCAGCAGCACCAGCTGTGAAAAAAGCTGCCCCTGCGAAAAAAGCAGCGGCAACCGTAACGACGATTACGGTGAAAGCACCAGAGACCGCGAAACGTGGTCGGGTTGCACAGAAGTTTGCGTACACAGGTAAAGAACTTTCGGAAACGAAAGTAAAGACCCCGCAGTTTCAAGCCCTTGTTATTTCGATGCAGGATATCGAGAGCAAAGAGTTTGATAGTAAAAACTTTACTATGCAAGAGGTTGTTGATCTAGGTGTTGAGGAAGGGCATATCAGTATGCCTAATACCAAAAACCCAGAGAAACAGAAAAAGCGCATTATCGCGTGTTACAAAAAAGCCCTGATCGAAGAAGGGTTTATTGTTTCACTCTGATAGATCGGGGGCCACGGCCCCCCTTTTCCATAGGAGAAAGATATGGAACTCGCACCTTATCCGAGAAAGACACATAGCGTGTCTCACGCTTTATATAGAGCGGTTGACGAACTCGCAGGAACTGGTTATGCCGAAGATTCAGACGTTCTTAGAAGACTAAAAGAGTTTTGGAAAGAACATGATTACACTGGTAAAGCTCCTGCTAATTTAGACGATTTGCATAAGCTAATTGCGACTTCAGGGGTGCCTTACCTTGAAATGGAAACCAAACCGAAAAAGAATAAAGCTGTCAGACATCGGTATCGGATCTCACCTTACGAGATTTATGCTGATAAAGAAGCTCCTAGGATTTGGGCTAGATGCGTCTATACGCATAAAAAGATCGAAAGAGGGGAAGAATACGCGACACCTGAGCGTATCGCTAAACTCGAAAAGAGGATCGAAGATCCTTGGCAAGCTGTTCGAGAAAGCAGACCTCCTCGGAGAGTTCTTGAAAAGAAACCAACTTCTGATCGTATGAGACATAACTCCGAAGCGATTAAAACAATCGTTAAAGAAACCGCAAGAAAACATCCTCAACTTGTTGAAAATAGAACACCCGATTTTAAATCGGAGTCGATGAATAAAGTTGAGCGGATAGCGATACTTTGCGGAGCAGCATTCATTATGGCGATGGTTGCTTTTACAGTTTCTGTGATCAAAGATCTGGTGTGAGGTGAAAGTTATGACTAATACTCAAACACAACAGCGCATAGAGGCAGTACGCAAATGTGCATCCCGCGCCAAAGATCAGAAGATGAAAGTTTATTGGTACAACGTCGAATGGCGTCTCAGGAATCCCGAGAAGCTTCGCGCTTAGTGCTTTACTTTCGGGGTAGTCGCCGCTACGCTTTAGTAGTAGGCGCTACCCGCGCCCCCATAGAAAGGAGAATATATGAATTGGCGTGACGATTACGACAGGCAGACCGACTTACTCGACGCTGCCTTCGAATTATTACCAGAGGAAGTCCAACTTTGTTATAACGACGATTGTCGTTCATGGATCTCGGACGATAAGGTAGAGGGATACGCAACAGTGCGTTGCCTACACTGTAAATTCCATAAAGTTTTGTACAAAGAGATGCCTAAGATCTCTGACGACCTTTGGGATAGACTGCAGTATGAAGCAGCTAGTAAATAGAATATCGGTGGGGATATTGAGTCAGGCGACTGGTAGCGTCAGGCAAGTTCCTACCCCTTTCGGGGAGAAGAGAGATAGATGCGATGAAGTCGGGCCTCACCCTTCCTCGACGACGGGAAGTTTTCATTGCCGCAATTGCATCGACTACCAGACCATAAACTTAATAGAAAGGAGAAAGAAATGAAGGAATATAAGTTCTTCCACGACTCTGGCCACGGCTGGTTAGAAGTGGAGTTTAGCGAGCTGATCGAACTTGGAATACACCAAGAGATCAGTGGGCATAGTTACGTTTCAGGATCGAAGGTTTACCTCGAAGAAGATTGCGACGCTTGTATGTTTTTCGTAGCGATAGAAGAACAGAAAGGTATCGCCGCTGAGATCGATATCAAGTTTAAAATGCACGATGTTGATGATCCTGAGGAGATTAAAAACCCCCGTCAAATGAGATCATACGACCCGAACGTAGAGCACCAGTGCAGTATATGTGACGGGCCGATCGACGTACAAAGTAACGGCTGGGCGCATGGACATAACGCGCAGCCTATCGCAGACGGACAGTGTTGTAGCCTTTGCAATACAGCAGTTATCCAACAACGTTTAGAAGATATGAGGAGCGTAGCAAATGACCGCTGATGTTGATCGCTTACGCGAACTAAGTGACGCCATCCTGATCGAAAAGCATTTCGGTGGGGATGAACCTGAACCTGAAGAAGAGTCGTTATTAGAACGGTTCCAAACATTACTGTTAGAAGTTAGTGCACGGCTTTCCGATGATAGTGATTACGACGAAGAGATTCGTCCGAGATTAGGGGAACTTATGGACTATCTCGAAGACAACGTCGAGGAGTAGTCGCGTTAGTGCTTTACTTTCGCGGTACTCGTAAGTACCTTATATATACCGCGCCGCCTACGGGCGCGGATAACTTAGAAAGCAGAAAGGAGACAGATATGTCTGATAAATTTGACGAGCACGACCTTGCGTATCGTGTATTCCGACCGCACTTCGAGTCGTTAGGATTCAGCAGCAGCCTTGCTGGTAAATTACACGACTTCATGGAAGAAGCCCACGCTGAGTTGCGTACGATAGGTAATTCGATACCCGCCGAGACACTCGCAGCGTACCCCGAGATCGTTAGCCTAGCCATTACCTACGGTAAGTGGCACCCCCGTTCGACTCCTATCGACGAGGATACCCCGCATTATTCGCTAGAAGATTACAAAGCTCGTACCAGATTGCTCGACCAGTGGTTACTCGAAGAGCGAGTCGAGAAGTATGTGTCCGAGCAACGAGTCAGGAGTATTGATAGTTACCGCGACGATCTTGCAGGTGAGATGGCAGCGTACCCGATGTACCCGATTGCGTTTGCCGACGAGGTCGACGATGACCGTAACATCGCGGATTATGCAGATGCCTAGACGCTATAAACCATTACCTCGGAGTCGGGCGAAAGCCCGACCCTTCCGACCATTGACTCTGACTATGCGTGTCGACGACCACCGAGAAAAATACCCTTCTCGATTACCGAAGACCGATTGTACTCAGAAACCAGATACGCGACCGACGACTCGTGCGACGATTGCCCCAGCCTATAACAAAGGCGCTTACCAAGTGATACCCGACTCGGATATCGAACATATCGGGAGATGATATGAAATATTACATAAGCCGATTAAAAACTGCGAACCTGTCGATCTCGACTGTAGTTAAACGATTGAAAGATTTCCGACCAGCCGAAGGTGAACAGTATGTTGTTCGCACTAAAGCAGATTTAGATGCTGATTCTTTTTCTACGATCCCAGTATACAGAGGTGTCGACGGGAAACTTAAGAAAGAGAAAGATCATTTCGTGATGGTCTTTTAGTTATCTCACTAACCGCGATTAGCCCACTTCGGTGGGCTTTTTTGTGCCTATTAGAAAGATTAGAGATATTACTGATATTGTCTATTTGGAAAAAAAACTTTTTTTTATTTTTTTAACAAAAACGACTAATAAACTAATAGAAGTAATAGAGTGATGATGAAAGCCTCGTGGGACAAGGGACGGGGACCGTGGTGAGTGTGACTGAAAAGTAATAGAAAACGTATTAGTTATTGAAACTGAAACAGAGAATAGAGTAGATAGGCCGCGAGCGAAATCTTTTCTTTTTTATAAAAATATTATTTTTTAGATTATAGTAGTGATCCTCAGACCCCTCGGATTCACTGCATGAAAGAGCTACAGTACACTCCCATGATCCCATCTGACGATGGTAATGGCTTCATCGACCCCGATGGTAAGAGGTGGCACCCGCTAAATCCGAAGCAAAAGAAGTTCGCTCGAGAGTATCTGAAAGGCCAAAACGCTACCGAAGCAGCTGTCAAAGCTGGATATACGAAGAACAGGGCAGCCGCTAAGAGACAAGGCAGCGTCTTACTCAACCACAACCCGTTACTCCGAAACTATCTGATCGACCAGGAAATCAAGGAGGCAGAGAGGGATAGGGTTTCCATGGAGGGCCACCTATCCGCGCTTCATGACTTGCGCGAGGAGGCACGCGACCAAGGCCAAATCAACGCGGCTATCACCGCCGAGATCCACCGAGGGAAGGTCGGAGGACTTTACATCGATCGACGCGAAGTATTGACCGCGAAGATCGACTCACTGTCCAAAGACCAACTGATCGATCGACTCGGACAACTCATCACGAAACGTGTACCTCAAACGATCGAGGGACAGATTACGAATCGGATCGGATCGATCGACGGATCGACTGATCGATCGATCGACTACATAGAAAAATAGAGGCGCGGCCCACCCACCCTCCCACCCACCCACCCTTACTCACTTAGCGACGGATTGATTGATTGATTTCCTAGATGGCTGGGCATAAAAAAGGGAGCCGAGTGGCTCCCTTCGTGGGTGGCGATCCTTCTATTCGAAGGATCCTAGTTTGACGATACCGGTCTTTCCCTTCCACTCTTTGCGACCTTCGATCTGCATTTTGTAGTGGGTCATAACGACTGCCGCGTCCTGCTGGTATCCCCAGTCGGATAGCGCGTCGACGATATCCTGAATCGCGACCATCCGGTGCGCGTCGCCAGCGATCGCGTAGTACGCGGTGATGATCTTGATCATCTGTTTAGGGAGTCGCACGCCAGCTGGGACGCTGTCGAACATCACTGAACCGCTGGTAGCTTTGCCAGTGCCGATCATTTCAGGGAGGGTCATGGGAGCAGATATCTGCTTTGTAGCTTGATTAGCCATTCTATTTTCCTTTCTACTTTCTAAGTGTAAGTGGCCAGCCTTACTGCTAAACCACGGAACCTATCTTCGCTCACAGCGCCGCCAAAGTAAAGCACTAACGAAAACTTTTTTACAGCCGCTCGCGCCTAACTTGCCCCGTTAGGCCGCGCCTTAGCCGAAGCGTTAGGCCGCGCCTTAGCGAGACGGTTAGCGAGACCCCCCATACCCCCAAAAGTGCCGCAAGGCACCCACCCACCCGCCACTACCTGAATCCAGCCTCTTTTTCGGCTGTACTTTTGCTACGCATCCCAAAAAATTTTTCGCGTAAAAAATTTTACGAAAAAATTTTTCGCGAGTAGGATTCCGCTATGGCTGAACGTAAGAAAAAAGATCCACGATTGGCGAGAGCTGGCGTTTCGGGTTATAACAAACCGAAGCGAACCCCGAGTCATCCTAAGAAATCCCATGTTGTTGTTGCAAAGGAAGGCGATAAGGTCAAGACGATTCGTTTTGGGCAGCAGGGAGTAAAGACTGCGGGTAAGCCTAAAGCGGGGGAGTCGGCAAAGCAAAAGGCTCGTCGTAAGAGTTTCAAGGCTCGTCATGGTAAAAACATTAAGAAGGGCAAGATGAGCGCAGCTTATTGGGCCGACAAGGTGAAATGGTAATGGATTTAACACAAGGCAAATTAGATGCTGCGATGGTTGACCCTATGACTGGGGGACGCAGATATATTTCTGAAGCTATTCAAGAAAGAAAAGATCAGATATATGACGACATGAGTGTTGGAGAGAAGTTCTCTGATCTAGTTACTCGAGGAGAGAAGTACGGAGGTCCAAACAGAGAAAGGTTTGATGATCCGCCTGAGTTATTTGGGCAACGTATTCCAAGTTATGAAAGTCGTAGACGCGAAAACGATCCTCGCTATCAAGAGTTATTTGACATGAGAGATGAGTATCAAAGTGAAGTAGATAAACATCAGGGAATCGGAGGCGGTTTGATGTCTTTGTTGCGTGGTGCGGGAGATATGGTTCTTGGTGAAGATATTATGGAGAATCTTCCGATGTTACTTCGTGCGATGGAAGGTACGAATAAAGATACGTTGACGATGCAAGAAACCCGCGATATGTCGGGGCCGCTAGATGAAACGAGTTTATCTGTTCAATTAAGTAATACCCCAGGATTAAGTTCGATATTAGGGCCAGAAGTTGGGATGTTAGCAGCTATGGCTGGTGGGCCTATGGGTAAGGGTAAATCTGCAAAAGAAATATTAGAAGAGATTATGGAGCTAGGCCGTAAGATGCGGTCTGAGCAAGATATTATTGATACCCGTCGTGTTACGGAAAACGAAGCGGATCTCCCTGATTTTCTAAAATCGTTTTCGCAAAAACAAAAAGAGCGTAAGGGTAAAGAAGGGTTCAGGGATCTAGTGCAAGAGGGCCGCGATGAGTATATGGATTCGCCTGAAGCGTTAGAAGAAGCGATGCGTGTCCAGAAAGATATTATGAGGAAAGCCCGACGCGATGGGGATTTAATGGCCGCAGGTGGTCGCCCAGGATTATATGCAAATATCGCCGCGAAGCGTAAGCGTATAGCGGCAGGGTCGGGGGAGAAAATGCGTAAAGCTGGATCTAAGGGTGCGCCGACGAAAGAAAATTTCCGACAAGCTGAAACTACTGCTAAAAAAGCTAATGGCGGTGGATTAAGTTACGCTAAGGGTTATTACGGCAAATCGTACAAATAGGAAAAGAATATGGGGTTTCCATTTGCAGCAGTTCTTGCTGCTTTAACAACTGTTGGTACAACAGCGTACAGTTCTAATAAAGCGCGTAAAGCTCAAAAGAAAGCACGTGAAGACGCTAACCTCCGTGAATTAATCGAAGGGGCTGCGCCTAATATTTCTAACGTATCTGACGTAATCCCTGAAGAAGTACAAGGTACTGATGTAGCTGGGTTAGAACGAGCATTAGCCGCGATGGAATATGGCGAAGAAGTTCCTTTACCAGCGGCAGAAATGGATCCGATGGCTAATTTATCCGAAGAAGAATTAGCAGCCTTATTAGAAGAATCAGGGATAGCGGGTCAATTAATGGCGAGCGGTGGGCCAGTAGGTACGCCTGAAGATGTTTATTATTTTAGTGTCCCGCAAGTTATGGGAATGATGCAAGATCCGAATCCTCAAATACAAGGGGTCGGGATGCAATTAGCAGATATTATGAGTTCGACTCCTGGGATGGAGATGGTTCCCGCGACTCGCGATCAAATAACGATGATGGCCGAAGGTGGCCCGATATCCGAGGAACGTCTTAATAACGCAAGATTAAGATAATGGCTAAAAATCCGCGTATCCCTAGGAAAAAAGGGCAACCCGCGAAAAGTAAAAAACATAGCGATTTATATACAGATGAAGATCCGAAAGGTACGATCCACGGATTAAAATTTGCTACTGTTAAAGATGCGCAAGCAAGTGTAGCTAAAATTAAAAAAGCTAAACGTACT